ACCAAGTCAAACAATATCAAATTATTTTGATCTTTAAGAGAATGAACAAGGTTCTTAATAAAATTGTTTCTCTTTTCGTGGAATACAATGAACTCTCTTTCAGCAGGCCATTTCTTTACTGATTCTTTTACCTGTCCCATTGCCTTTTTAAACGCAGCCTTTGCTTCGTTACTATGATTTAATACAATTGCCTTTACTTCAAAATCTGCAACCGTACCTTCGTCCATTAACTTCTTTGTAGATACAATTCTTTTTACTTCTCCGAAACAACCTTCGAGTACTAACCTATGCGTTTTACTTTCTGATGATTTAAGTGTACCTGTAAATCCATGACGATAAGCGCATTCTTCGAGTTTATGCATAATGGTTGTTAATGACTTTGCTTGGAAGGTATGAGCTTCATCTCCCATTACACAACCGAACTGAGCAAACCAATCTTTAGGTTGTTTCACTAATGATTGCCATGTAGAAATAACAATAGGTAGACGAGTGTTCTTATCAACACCACCTTGTATTTTATAGATATCTGATTCATCACAACCGTAATCAACAAAGTCACCAGCCATCTGATGTACCAATGAAATGGTAGGAACAATAATTAATGTTCTTAATCCAAAGGTCTGATAGTAATGTTGTTGTATTAGGTAAATAATTAAAGACTTACCAGATGATGTCGGTGATAGAGATAAAGATCTGCGGTTACGCAAAGCGTTAGTGATATATTCGATCTGATAGTCTCTTGGTTTAAATTTACAGTTAATCGTCTCAGCCAATTCTTCAACATATCCATCCTCTATGGTTTCAGGTTCTCCGATCTCAGCCGGTGCTTCTAATATATAATCTCTATCTGAACAAAACTTTTTAAGATGTGGAAGTAGACCAACATATAATACAGGACGCATTGGTTGAAAGAGTCTAATTGTTCCATCCCATACTCTTGCTTTGTATTTAGGACTGAACTGATAACCTTCTGGTTTAAATGCAAAGAACTCAGACAACTCCATCTTTAAACCTGAGTCGGCCTTGATCCTCATATATACTGAGTTGATATTTTCTACTTCAATTCTTTCACTCATATAATCCATCCAGCTTCAGGCATGCTTTAAGCCATCCTGATTCTTCTTTTCCAACTCGAAAGGCAAATCCTACAGATTGAAACAAACCTTTTGGTACTTGTCTCCATAGGTCTTCAGGTTGTTTTGAATAGTTTTCTTTAGACGTTGCTAATACACAACAATCGCGTTCTAAAAAGAAATCCCAAAATTCAGTATAAGTCCATGACTTTGAAAATAGAATCTCTGCTGTTTCTTTTCTTGAATAGATATGTGAACGATTGATTTTCTTTGGTCTTTTAAATTCATTCTCTTGAATACGTAATGCAGCTGCTTCGGTAATACCAATCACAGGCCAACCATATTCTTTTAACATACCAGTTAATGCAAGTAACATACCTTGCTGTACTCTTATATCAATTCCTTCTATTTTCTGAATAGAACAAAATCCTTTATAGATCGTTCTTTTTAATTCTTCAGGTATATCTGCTGAGTATGGATTCATAATTTAATTGCCAATAATAATAAAATTGCTGTTAATAAGATATTAGTAAAGAAGATACCAATTGCTAATATTGTATGGTACCAAATCCACCTCGTCTTATATGCGTTCTCAATTGTCACTGCTTCAGGATCTACATCATCCTTCATTACATCTATTGTTTTCTGTTTCTGTGCTTGTTCAAATTGTTTATCTGCTTCTTTTTTGAAACCCCACTCTAAAAATTTATCCCACATTAATAATCTCCGGATTGGAACTTTAGAATATCAATCATATTCTTGATTACGAAGTTCCTGCTATGTATTGTTTTAATTATATCCTCGAGATAGTTTGCATTGGCAGTATGAAAATCAACAGTAAGACTTAGTTTAATAATATCAGCATCGGCTTGAATATGTTTATCCAAATCATTACGAATTACTTTTCGCTGAAATGGTTTCCAACCTTTCTCTCTTAGTGTTAGTTCATCCATGGATCCATCGTAATAGTTACGCTTGTCCATCTCAAGATCTTTGTATTCTGCTTTAAGCTTTTTAACTCGAAGGACTTCCCTATAATACAAGTTATAATACTTGCTATGTAATTCAGGGATTCTTTTACTTTCACCAACAAGATTCGTTTCATCTATCGGTGAGTCTTTAGCCCATAGGCTTGCTATATCATTTGTGTCCATAATTTATTATCTCAAAACTTTTAATTCATATCTATTATAACAAACTTTGAGTTAAATGTCAATAGCCAATATGGTATTTTGTTCTCCTACACCACGCTGAAGAACTCTGTAACCAAGCTCAACATATAGATCAATTGTTTCAGTAACAAGTTCTGCTGGTGTTAATATGTTGGTCTCAAATTCAATCGTCTGTGGATAGTTTTCTTTTTTCCTGTCTTTCAGAAAAGGAATGAATGATTGTAAGATATACGAATCTCCACCTTCAGTATCTAATTTTAATGTTTTGAGTTGTTCAACATTATGATGCTCGAAGATATCACGTAAAGGTACTACATCTACCTCAATCGTCTCAACGTGTTCTTGAAGATTTCTTACTTTGTGTTGATAGTGAAAGTCACCCATAGAATTACAACCACGGATCCAATGTGGAATTCCTTGTCTTACAATTGTTTCATGGGGTATGTAATATACTTTATCTCGGCCCGGCTTACCATCAAAAGAAACTGCACAATTAAGTTTCTCAACATTCTCTTTGTTTGGAAGGCGATCTAAATAGTATTGTATTGGTTCAATGGATAGACCAACTGTATCGTCTCTGGCGTTTTGGATATGTGTTTCAAAATCAGAAGTTCCTACTTCAATAAAATCATAATTCATAATATAGTTTGTCCTATAGTTGTTCCATTGTAAAGACATCGTATCTCATTGTGACCGAACAAGTGGCGTAAGAAACATCTTGAACATTTACATCAAGTTCAATTGATCCTAATCCTGTTGGGAAACAGTCTCTAAATATAAATCTTGTATTTGGATTCTTATGAGAGTTTGTGATGGTTGCGATAATGTCAGATTTAAACCCGTACTTTGATAACTCTAATTGTCTATTTTGGTCAGGGGATAAAGATCCACTAATACCTTCTAACCAATCAAGTATCTCTTTATAGTTATTCATATTCTCATCAATGATAAACGTCATTTCTAAATCAGCATAATTTAATTTATCGTTAACGTCATACAGTGTTGAAAGCGGAGTTTCACGCGCGGAGGGTGTTGCTGATAAACTTGGGATAGAAATCTTCTGCACAAAGAACTCTATGTTCGGTATGCGCTGAATATTAATCGTAAAGTTTGTCGGTGATAAGTAGTTGTTAATAATTTCTGCCATCTCAATTCCTATAAATAACTGTATTGGTATATACTATTTATTTATCTGTTTGGAATTAGTTATGGAAATAAGCAACAACTTCGATTATGCTGGTATGACGCTTGAAGAAACTGGCACAATGTGGCATCAGATCTACAAGCAATATGATTACGATTGGTGGTATGAAATACAGCCGTCAGATGTAGTTTTAGATATCGGTGCAGGAAATGGTATGTTTGCCAAGAAAGCATTAGAAGCTGGTGCAAGTAAACTCTATATAGTCGAACCTAATCGTAGACTCCTACGAGCAGCAATACATAATTGTTCAGATCATATGATCGACATCCCTCCTTATAGCAAAGCGTTTCCTATATGCGCAACGATCGGAAAAGATATTGATTCGTCAGGTATGTATCAGAATCCATTATACCGAGCAGAACTTGAACCGCAAGTTTTAAATCTACAAGAACTTATAAAAGGATTTGAGATTCCTATTATAGATTACTTACGAGTAGATGCAGTTGGAGCTGAATGTAATATATTGAATAAAGAGCTGTTATGGTTGTTTACGAGTCATGTAAAATTTGCAGCAGTAAGAGTTACTCTAGGCAATAGATATAATTCGCATAAAGTATTTGAAAGGTGGAGAGATTCGTTTTTAGTTGAAGTAAAAGATAAGTTACTTTTTAAAGATACGGCGTTAGGTGAGAACCTATGGGCTGATGATTGGAAAGAAAAGGTACCTTATACGTTTATGATCTATATTAAGAATTGGTAATAAACAACATAAAGGAACTCCAATCTTTAAAGTTTCCTTCGTTTAGAAAATCGTCGTTATAGGCTTTCTCTCTATCCTCGTGTTCAAGGAATCGTACTTGATTAACATCAAACTGTCTGAGTAATCCATCACGGAACTTTTGCCACTGTTTAACGCAACCGCTATATGCGTTCATATGAAACTCTACAGCAATATGGTTTACGCTGTTTTTGAGATAAGGCATATTCATTTCTGTAAAGATACCATATTCACCACCTTCACAATCAATTTTTAAATAATCAATATGCGGTATATCGTAATCAACAACTAGATCCAAGAATGACATCTTCCTATAATCTTTATGTTCTGAATATACATTTGCGAAATGATTTGCCGTTGAACCAATACCTGCTTCAATAGGCAAGACAGGAACTTTACCATGATCAATAAAGTAGTCCGATATATTTCGTATTAGAGTTTTGAGATGAGGCCTCGAAGGTTCGACAGCAATGATCCGCCCAGCGTTGCGATCAAGAGCATGACAAACAAAGAACCCAACACAAGCGCCAATATCAACAACGATATCGCCTGGCTCAACATCACGCCACCATTGGTAATCTTTTCTATAAAAGAACTCATGATATAATGTTTGGACATCTGTTAAGGGTAGTCCTTCGGTAAGTAAATTTAAGTTTAAGTTTTTCTGTTCCATAATCTACCAATTGTGCACCACGTTGCTCATAATAAAAAAGCATGTTAAAAAGTTTACACCAATAATAACCGTTCTTACAATAGCAACATAGTCATCGTATGGTTCTGTTTTGTCATCGGAAAATCCACCTAAGGAGTATTTCCATATATTCCATATCTTGTTCAATTATTTATTCTCCATCGAACAAATCTACTGTCGTATAGTCTTCAAGCATATTGCGAGCATACTTTGCCATTTGTTCTAATTTAATTACAGTTGCTTCAATTTCGGCAAAATCCATTGGCCTAATTTTATCATTAACGGTATAACCTTCAAAGTGGTTCTCTATTAATGTTTCAAAGTCATATGTTACTTCTGCGACAGGTTCACAACCTTCTCCAACCCAAACGCAAACGCCTAATCCTTTTTCATCCATCCAAGCAGATGTGTCAAGTTCTATAGTTGATATTTTACTTTCCATTATACATTCTCCAAGTCTGTATTAAACTGTTCTTGTGGGGTTGTCTTTTTCCAAAAGCTCAATGTCGTTTTAGATTCTTCAATCTGTTTCTTTAACTTTACAATCTCTTCGTTTGTTGCATTTAAGAAACTTAATGCGAGCAATCTGTTTGTGTCACCTCCTAGCGCAGATGTCTCTTGCATTATTTGATTGACGACCTGTTCTTTAGTATTGTTTTTATATACTATACGATCATCAATATTTGCTTGAATGAATTCCATTTTGACATTAAGCCATCGGACCTCTTCATTAAACTCCTCTATACGAGCGTCGATTCTCTTCTGCAATATACCTAAACGGTAATCACAAAAGTCCTTTATAAGGTCTCGAGCATCTGTGTATTCTCTGAGTTTACCATCAAAATCAATCACTGTTAAGTTTTGAGCGAATGGCTTGCTGAGTTTAAACTTGGTAATGAGTTTGGTATCAGTCCATTTGACCGATGATAGTTTGAGCTTTACCTCAAATCTAAAACCTTCCTTATTACATTTATCTTCGTAGGATACGATATCTCCATCTTCTTCTAACTTATCAAGTACCTTTACATATCCTTCTCGGTCAAAGCCGTATGGTACCTCTGTGATGGAGACGCCTGTTTTACCAGAACGTTTGAAGGTACCATACGAAACATATTTGGTTGGGTCCTCTTTGGATTGCTCAACCGTTCCTTTGAACTCAGGAAACATAACTTTAGGCTTCGTGGTAATTTTACCTTTATCCAAATATTGAATACAGGCTCTCTTTAAATCTTTTGGGCTGTGTGGTAATATATTCGTTGCGAATCCGGTTGCGATGCCTTTTGTTCCATTGACCAACACTAAAGGTAGAATCGGTAAATAGAATGCAGGTGGTTCGTGTTCAGGATCTTCGTGAATAGGACTCAGATCAACATCTTTAAT